AACGTAAATCTGTTTCATTCTGTTCAAAGTACACACCATCATTAGCACCAAAGTATCCTACACGTTGGCGTAAATTAGCCTGTGATTCAGCCATTGTAAAGGTAGCAAGGGTAAGCAGTGACTTCCCCGGCTGGTATGGAAATACACGTTTTGTTTGCCGTATGACTTCACCAGTAGCAGTACCTACCGTCATAGAGTTACTACTTTCGTTAGGTAAATGAGCAAATGCCCCACTTCCTGTTGAACTGGTATCAAACTGTGGGTCAGCTTGAAAACGGTTCTGGCTATCAAACAAAGTGTATGGTTGACTTATACGCAGTCTACCAAACGCATCAACTGTATGGTCAGCAAATGCAACATCATTACCAATAGTACCAAATATTACCTTACTTGGATATGAGGTGATGGACATGTTAGCTTACTTTTCTATAACGACGTACTTTTTTAGCTATCTTCTTCGGCTGTTTAGCCACCTGCTTGCCAGCGCGTGTAGCTGTTCGCTTGGCACGAGTCGTAGCCGCGTACTCCTTCGAACTAAGGGCTTTAATTGCCTTTTCTGGAAGATAGCGTTCGCCCGTCGCTTTCGGGCCTTGTGTAGACGGCTTGCCACTCTTTGTGCGCCACTTTTGTTTGGTCCACGCACGAAGGCTCCTTTGTGGTTTTTTAATAGCCATTAACTTTCGCTATCCAAGACATCAAGTGCTTCCAAGCGGCTGTTAGCAGTTTCCCACATTTGGACCGCTTTATCCATTTCTTCAAGCAAATTCGGATGTTCACCCACAGCAACAGGGTTTGTCGCGTAATTTTTGTAAATAAAGAGTGCATTTCTTTTTTGGGCCTCGTATTTGTAGCGAAGTGCGTCAAAAGCTAGTTTTTTCATTTCGTACCCCTCAACAAGCATTATACACCTCTTTTTTTAATTTGGCAAGAGTTATTTGTTGACAGCAAGCCAAAGAATAAACGAAATAAACGAAACGACTACCGCACCAAACAGAATGATTGCGATAATTTCAAGAAACTTACGACGACGTTCGCGCTGGCGATACAAAGTTTCCTGCCGCTGTTTGCGGATGTCAGCTTCCATACGGATGAGTTCGTCCCATTTAGACTGGCCCATCGTGTATTGTATCCACGTCTTTAGTTCGTCTCGCTGCTTTTCTGCTTTGGTTTTTGCAGCAAAGGCTTCCATAGCCTCTTGTTCGACGGACGAACCTGCAAACAGCTTTTTAAAGATAGGCGGGTTCTTTGCTTCCTTTTCTGCCTGTTCCAAATCGGACAGGGCACCCATCCATCGGCCCAAGTCGCTGGCCATCTGTTCGATGTCACGACCTACCTGAAAACCTTTTTTTATTGTGTTAAAAGCCGCCGAAGCGGTTGCCATTGCGGTAATCGGGTCCATCAGTATACTCTTACGTTGTCGGTGTTGATGTATTTAGGTACGCAGTATGCCGTGACCCTATCTTTGGGGTCGATGAAATCTTTGTATTGAAAGTTTCCGTATCTTTGGGTTATCCTTTTTGCAAAGTAATTACAGCGGTCAATGTTCCAAAAGTACATGTCTTGACTGGCAGGTCTTCTAAAATCTCCGGTTCCAAGATAGACCAGCAGTAAAAATACGTGTTCCATTAATCACGGTATCCGCCCCCTGCGGCTTTGTATTCACGAGCCAGCATTTGTGCTTTGCGGGCTGACCACTGTCCGGCTTTTCCGCCCTTGCTTCCGGCTTTAATTTTATTGAACAGTCGTTTTCTTAGTGCGGGCTTAGTATAGTTGCCAGCCTCATTAACTCTACTTTTGCTCTTCGCTTTAGGCTTCGACGATTTGCCAGCTTTTCCAACGCTGCCGCCTTTCGCTTTCTTTTCAACACCCGTGATTTTGCCAGCATTTGCTGTTGCGTAGAAGACTTGTTCACCTTTACGGCCCCCGTAGGTTCGCTTCATTGAAGACATGATTTCTTGGCCCTTTTTAGTCAAAGGCATCTTAGAACTCTCCTGTTTTCATTGCGTCAGAAAGCTTTTTAGCCCGTCCGCCTACCTGACGTGCCCATCTCGAATCCATCATCTCAAAGCTTGCGGCTTCAAAGTCTCCGCTGTGGATTGCATTCCACATGTTTTTGAATTTGCAAAGGCGTGGCACACCCATATTGAAGGCCATGTCCATCAAAATCAGTTGGCGAACCGCAGATAAGCCCTCAACACAAGGGTGAACTCGTACCAGTTCGTTTTCTACAATCTTGATGTCATTCAAGGCTAAATATCTTGCATCCGCTTCTGTGATACCGTGTTCGTAAACAACAGCCATAGAAGGAATGTCCATGTAATCCAGTTCTTCTTTACTGATTCCCCTGTCCTTTAAATTGCGCCCGATACCAATAGTGTCGATACCAAGAGAATCTTCGTACACGGTAAGGACCATGCCTTCGTGTTCAATAAGTTTGTCTAGAAAATGTGATTCGTTGTATTTCATTTTTTATTTTCTCCGCCCATCCAGATACCAAACGCACCGGTCATGGCACCCATTACAACGCTTACAAAGGCGGATTGTGACGCTGTTGGGGCGTCCAAGTTCATAAACCACTCTGCACAACGCCAACTCATCAGAGTCATTGTCAGCATCATCAGTCGAGGCAGTATCTTCCATTGAAGGAGTCTTTCCATCGTGACTTCAGCCATTTTTATTTCTTTCCAAAGAATTTTGTCGCGCTGCGGACTCCAAAGCTTGCAGCAACAATAACGCCCAAGCTGTACTGGTACCATTCAGGCATTTGCTCCAGTTGTTGAAATCCGTGGGATACGACATCTTCCATTCCGGGGATGAACGCGAGAATCAGCGGTACTGAAAACAAAATAACCAGCCACTCATCTTTCCACGAGTTCTGGCTACCCTTTATTGCTTCTAAGTCCCAGTCAATTTCGCCGGTTGCTTTCTTTTCCATTATGATTGCTTCCGCTTTTGCTTTGGCAACCTTTGCACCTGTTTCAGCTTTTGTCTTTTCGACTTTGCCTTCTAGCCAAGTGCCAGCTAGCTGTGTAATCGGACCTACAAGTAGATTTAGCATTTCCACCTCTTCCGTGCTTGTCTAAGACGGCTGTTCGGGTCTTTTGCTGCTTTGGGAAACTTTTTCATTTGTCCAGCAGAACGGGCACAAAAAGATTTGCGACGCTTGGCATCTTTGCTTCCCGCCTTTACTTTTCCCGTGACTGCTGTCTTTAGTTTGCTACCGGGGTTCTTTTTTCTGTACTCTTTCACACCTTTTGCAGTCATTCCTGCACCAGACTTGGTAGGGCGGTAGTTTGCACCCTTTCCTGTCGTGGTTCTTTTGATGGGTGTTTCTTTTTTGCGTGGCATAGTGGGTTTATCCCCGCAGGTGGTTCCCTGCTTATATCACAAAATTAAAAAGGTGTCAAGGGGGCACGTGGCCCCCCTGACGTTTTAATTAGGCAGAGGTGAACGATGAAATCGCAGTCTCGCCTGAACCCATGTCGCAGATAACTGCAAACACACGGGCTTTACCGTCGAACGTGGCAGTGTCAACTGTCAGGTCAATGGTGTCAGCAGCAGTGTACAGCTTCATTGTACCTGCAGCGTTGTTGATTTCGTGACCAGCAGTCGTGGCATCAAGAGCCGAAACATACAGGTCATCATCAGAGTCGCCCATGTCCAACACACAACCAGCGTTAGCTGTTACAGTTACAACTTCCACACCAGCGGCAACCACCAGCGTGTTAGCTGGAATTGTCAAAGCTTGGAAAGTATCTGCAGTGGTCAGATTGGTTGTTGAGAAGTCAGCCATAACTTCAATGACTTGAAGCTTGCGGCCAACAGGGACGCCAGCAACGGCGTTAGTTACACTAAGAGTAGCCATTATCTAGTCCTCCCTATTACACGTTTACAACAGCGCGAACGATGGCTTCTGGACGCAGAACCTTACGGCCAAATACGTGCAGACCACGAACGATGTCGCTGAATGTTTCGGTTGAACGAACAACTTCTGTCTTTGCAATGTGCGAAGCAGTAGCAGTCGCTGACATGTGACCAGCCAGAACAACTTCTTCTGAGCCGTCAGTTGCCAGACCAGACAGTGTTACTTGGTCTGTGCCGCCGTTAGAAACGAGAGCAGTTGACTTGTAGCACTGGAAGCCAGCAATGTTGCCCAGAGAAACAAGGCCGTTACGCAGCGGAGAAGTTGCATCGCCAGTTACCTGAACTTCTGCGAACTTTGCACCTGCTGAGAACAACTGCTTGTACCAAGCTGGGGGAGCAACGAACCAACGGTTCTCTTCTGGAACCGACTGCTCGTCGAGGGCAGCAGCCATTGCCAACATGGTGTTGACAGCAATGTCGCCCGTAGTAACAGCAAGAGCCGAACCCAAAGTTCCGATACCGGAGATTTGAGCAGTAGGCGCACCTGACTCACCGGTCAGACCTGCACCTGAAGCCATAGCTGTCAGGATGTTGGCGTCGTACTTACGCTTCAGCGAGTATGCACCCGAAGAAGTGGCAAGAGCCTCGAAGTTGACGTGAGAGTGACGCTCTTCGATGTCGTCAATCTTAAACGCAAAAGCGTTTGCTTGGTCAACAACCATAGTTGTCTGGTCGTCAGCGAGGTCTTGTGGGTTTACCACAGAACCACGTGAGTAGCTAGACACGGTGATTGTTGGTTCTTTGATGATACGTACTGTATCGCCGTAGTTCTCGATTTCGCCCGCGTAGTCGGTGTTCGTGATGTCTTCAGCAACCGAAGCGCGACGGAAGAATTTGAGAACCTTTTGGCTGAAAATTTCCGGTGTAAAGTTACCGGAAGGCAGGTTGTTATAACCTGATGCGCTATCAAAAGCCATTGGTCTATTCCTTCCTCTGTTTGAGGTTTAAGAGTTAAAGTCGATTCGGCCCTCACTCCGTGCTTTATCGATCTCGCTTTCCAGCTTTTCGAATTCCCACGGCTTGAGTTTGCCGATTTCAGAAGCTTTCCAAATACGTTCAGAAGTACGGGATTCTGAAGTGATGTCCCTAGCTTTGGGAGCAGACACTGCAACAGCCGGATCTGATTTTGCGGATTTGGTTGTCTTCTTTTTACTGATTCCCATGTCTGCTTTGTACAGATCGAGAACCCGCGAGGCCCAACGAGCATCGGTATTGTTTTTGTAAATACCGTCAGCAATAGTTGCTGGTTGTTCGTCTAGCCAAGCTAAGAACTTTTCATCCGATTTAATGTCGTCAAAATCTGGATGGTTGTTCAAGAGTTCGCGGTATGCGCTTTGAACCTCTAGTTCCTTTTCCCGCTTTTTAATTGTAGCCAGTTCTTCTTGCAAACCCTGTGATCGTTCAGATGCTTTCATTGTAGCAATAGTCTCTACAACATCGTAAACATCGGGGTATTGGTCTTTAAACTGCTCCAATTCTTCTTGGGTTTTTGGAAGAGAAATATTCTGTTCCCTAGCTGCGTTTTGTAAATTTGCCTCTAGTTCTTTTTCTCTTTCTTTGAAGCTTTTTACTTTTTCATCGTAATGTTTTTTAAGATCGTCATACCGTTTTTTGTAGTCATGTCCGGTATCTTCTTTTGTATCAACAAACGATGTAGTTTCTTTTGCTTCAGATTCTTCTTGAGCCTCTACTTCAGTGGTTTCTTCATCGTCTTCTTCGTTATAGACTTCGTCTCTATACTTTCCACGATAAAGTGTTTCACTGTTCACGGTTCCAAAAGAATCGTTAGGTTTATTAGCGCGGTGTCCGCGTACTTTTTTTGCCATTTTATTTACCTCTTTCAGCGGGGCTACTTTGGCTTGTAGGTAGCCGCTTCGGTTGTGCTGGGGCCGCATCGCGGGTAGCCAGCGAATTCCTTTTTATGGAAATTCAGGGGACGCAAACGTCCTGTAAAACTCGTGTCCGCCAATTTCTGTGGCGTATTCTAAATCTTTTGATTCTCTCATCCACTGACTTGGAGCAGATGCCTTTGTATAAAACAGAGTCTGACTTGGCAGCCTTCTTGCAGCGGCTCTGTCTGGATCTTCACTAAGTACGTTTTCTGCAGCAGCAAAAGTTTTACGAAGACCTTCGCCAGCTAGTCCTTTACGTACTTCACTAAGTCGATTGTAAAGAGTTGTGGGTTCAAGTCCAGAAAACTGAAATGCGCCCCGTTTAGTCTGTTTTAACAAAACATCTTTTACGTTATTTGTGTCTTTAAAATCTCTGTAAGTGCTTTGTGCCCGATTTACTACGACTTCTCCGATTGCTTCCATACTTTCTAGCGGATCTGCCGTAGAAGATGTTTCGGTAAGAAGCAACAAAGCCATAGCCTCTTTGTCACTTAGGCCGCGAATAAATTGCTTGATGTCCGGTCTTTTTTGTTTTTTTATACCAAACTGTTTGAACTTTTCTAAAGTTTCTTTGGGAATGTCGGGAAGATCCATCGGAATGTCTTCTCCTACATCTCCCCCTTCATTATATCCGTTTATAAATCCGCCGCTGTTTGCAGCTTGACGGCGATCTACTTCAGGCTTTCCTTTGTCGTTTACTTCGTTCAAAAACGAATATCCGCCGTATTTATCTACGTCATCCACGTCGATAGCGTATTCGCCTTTTGAAAGAGCCACATCTACCATTTTGCCGCCCTTTGCAGCGGAAACTTTACTCGTTTCCTTTGGCAACATTCCAGCAGCTTGTAATCGTTCCGTAGCAGGTGCGTTAAGAATAAAAGAGCCTTCGCGTACTTGCGTGTTTACAGTATCCGCTACTGTCATTCCCTTTGAATAGTTTTGAGGTGGGCCTTCAACAAACCCTGTATCTTGGACGGCACCTCCATCAGCGTAATAACCGACTGCACCGCGTCCAGCCTCTCCGTAGGCTGATGCACCGCCGCCACCCCAATCAGACTTAGTCGTACCACTACCAGCTTGTCCGCCACCATCTCCACCGCGATCAAAAGATGCTTCTTGCGTAGCTTGTGCTGCTTGAGCGCCACTTTTAGAAGCTGTATTTAAAGAATTTACGTACCTTAAAATTTCAGATTTTACGGTCTTACGGGCCACGTTTTCCGGAAGATTGCCATAAATTTTACCGTCCACTACCGCAATAGTTTGTCCGTTTAGGGTTATCAAACCATTATTTTGTTTTCCAGCCGCCGCGTTAAGTGCAGCTTCTTTTTGCCTAGATTGAATATATCCTGAAACTGCACCTACAAAGGGTGATGCTAGTCCAAAGCCCATCATAGATAAATTCGGAGCAGTTGTGGTCATTGTTCCCGTTGCAGGATTGTACTTCGGAGTCATTCCAAATAGTCTGTCAGTAAACTGGCCGGTTCTACTTTGTGCGTACGATGTAGCCTTGTAAACACTTTCCGGAGAAGCCATTTCCAAAGTTCCAAACTCAAGACCTGCAGCAGACAGTTGAGATGGAGCCATTCCCCCATCCCCTTCTTCTGGCATTGCGGAGGGCATTGCACCAGAAACTTGTGCGGGTGTTTTTTTAGCCGGAAGAGGAAAAGAAGGGGCACCTGCCATTGCAGAACTTGGCTCTGGTCTAGAAAGAATTGCAGATGGGGCTTCTAAGTATGGTGCCGCAGCCCTTCCGACGCTTTCACCTACGCCTCTAGCTATACCGTCTCCAACTATATTTTTTGTAAAAAAATCACTCATCTCGCATGTTTACCGCTGCTTCGTAATCAGCTTTAAGACCCTTGATCTGTTCCAGTGAAGTTATCTTCCCCTGAAGCCGGAACACTTCCAACTCCGATTGTGCCGCCACCAACGCCCGAAGCGTCATCTGGATTTGCTCCTGCAGGTACTCCTCCAGACTGTCCCACGCCTTGCTGTTCGCCACCAGCGGGCTGACCTTGCTGGCTTGCTTCTTGTTGAGCATTAGCTAATCCTTTCAGCATTTCTGCAAATATTTGCGCTTCATTTATATCGTTTACCAAACTATCAGGATCGATATCTTGTGCTATAGCCAGTTCACGAATTAAGTTTGGAATTTTGATAAATGGTGCCAACATAGGGTTTGATACGGTTTGCAAAAGAGTAGTAAGACGTTGGCTACGAACTTCTTTTTGCATAACTGCCGCCACACCGCGTGGCTTAATCTCAAGATCGCCTTCAATGTCAGGGGCATCTTCGTTAAACTGCATGTTCCATTGAAAATAAGCTTCACCCAGTGGCTTCAAAAGGCAGTCGTCAATGTTTTTAATTACAGTCTTCAACGACAGGCTTGCACCGCCAAGAAGCATAGACAAACCTGATGCAGTGCGCCCTGTTCCCGTTACGCCCGTCTGTCCGTGCATAATTGAAGGAAGGCCCGTCTCTTCGTCTGCAAGCTGGCGTGAAATCTGATACATCTGTATGTTTTCACCAGCAGTGTTGGGAAACTTGAGTCCATTAATTGCTGTACCCGTAACACCGGACTGTCTGCGGAAAATTTTTCCGGGGAATATGTCCATGTTTTGTCCGGGAACCAAACTGGCTTCATCCACGTCAAATACAAGATTACCCGCTAGTGCAAGGTTATCAATTGCCATCCGAACGTGTCCGTTCATCAGCAACTGTGCATCTTCCATGTTTTCTGCAACACCAACACCCCACACTTGATACGGATTAATTTCGTAAGGAAATACTTGGTATGGAATACGCGCAGGTGTAAATGGATTCAAAACACAACGTAATACCATTGTGCCGCAGACCCACACATTAACTTGTACCTGATCAAATTCACTCATAGAATCAGGAACGTCCATTCCCGCTTCGCGGGCAAACTTAGCGTCAAGAACTCCCCAGTATTCTAGGACTTCGTAACGATTTTCCTGTACGTATGGCTCTGTTTCATCTTCGCGAATAGTGTCTTCGTAATATTTGTCCTCGTAGTTTGGACCTTTTGTAAGACACTCTTCAATTGCATCTTTGTAAAAATACGGGCTGTTAATCAGCGCACGTAGTTGTTGGCGATTCATACGGTGGCGTTGAATCACGTATTCACAATCGTCAATGCTTGTTGCAGATGGATCAGGATGAAAATCCCACGCAGAAACATGTTCAATACGTGGAACAATCTTTTCGTACGGATTGTACATACGACCATCGGGGCCGCGTTCCCACTTGTGTACTCGCTTGTAGTGGTTAAACGGACCTTTTACAATACCCGTTCCTAACAGTGCAGATTCGAATATTGCACTACGCAAAACATTTACAGCCCGTGTATCAAGCAGTTGATCGTGGATTTGTTTTTCCATGTTCAAAGCTGCAATTTGTGCGGGGCTTATCTGCGGCTCTCCCATTTTGGACGGGCCTTCAGATATTGGCATGTTAGCGTATTTAGACTCTAGGCCGCCTAAAAAGTCAGCAGCCGGAGCCGCTTGCATTGATCCGGGACCAAACTCACGTCCATCTCCCGGAAAACCATAAAGGTCTTCGACTTCTGTCAGTTGATCTGCAGGAGTAGTAAGATGTGCAAATTCTGCGATTCCTTCGGGAACCGGAGTTGGTTCGATAACAAGAGGAAACTTTTTGTTGGCAAACAGAATATCTACAATTTGACCGTACGCAGCAAGAACTTTTGTCTTTGTAATTTTAATAAAGACTTTTGACTTTTCGCTTTCACGGTACTGAGTTGTTGAATCGTAGATACCACGAAAGTTTTTATACGCCTTTAGCCATCGCTGCTCGTAGGCGTACCTTCCGTTTTCTGCATCTTCAAATTTCGCCTTGATATGGGCGGCAAGACCCGGAAGTTGTTCTTCAGGGTCAACTACTGCTACCGTAGTATCATCGGCGGGTTCCAAAAAGTTATCGGACATTACCGTTTCCTTTTAGTAGTCGCGTTCTTCAGCCATCTTCATTACTGAAGGATCAACTGCAGTTTTGGACATCTTCTTTGGCATGTCTTCTGTAAGAACGTCAGTTTTCGCACGAGTGTCGAATTCCAAGCCCTCACGGTAAAGCTGGTTTGAACCCATTGCGTCATCGACGCTGGTTTCATCAGATGCCATGATGTACGATGCACCATAATTGTAGTTGTTGTTTGGCATTTTGCCCTCCGTTTAAGAGTTTTTAGCGGACTATACCGCCGTAGAGAAATGATTGAGCCATTGGTGTTTCTTCTCCTTGCATCGCGGCTCTACGTGCTAGGTTACGTTTTTCTACAAATCCTTCTGCTGCAAGCTGACCTTGATCAGTAGCTACAGGTTCTGGAATATTTACTGGGCCAGTAGGCTGTGGTGTAGGCTGGGAAAACAACTCAGGTTGATCTGCCATTACCCGTTCTACAGGACGTGGAGAGGTAACAGACGGGGAAACTTCAGACAACGCCTGTCCCGCAGTAACAACGTCAGACGGAGTAACGGGTAAAAATTCTGTAGCCCCAGCTATCGTTCCTAAAGTTTTTGCAGCACCCGAAGGAAGGCCCATAGCTTGTGCTTGCTGCGATACTGCGCTGTAAGTCTGCTCTGCTGCTACTGCAGAAAGTCCAACTGCTGCGGGTGGAAATACTACCTTTAAGACTTTTCCGGTACCCTTTGTAATCGGCTTTCCAAAAGTTTCTATCGCATCCGAAAGATAAGACTTTCCAACTTCTATAGACGACTTACGTGCTGCTTGTGATTTTGCTTTTGCCAGTTCCTGCTGTGCAGCCGCAATTTCAGGGGCTTGCTTGGCACGTTCTAGCAGTTTGGCTTCCGCTGCTTGTGCCTTTTCCTGTGCAGATAGTTCGGCTGTAGCTGTTGCTTCTGCAGTCTTTGCTGCCCGAAGCTGTTCGCCTTGTGCAATCTCTTCCGGCGTTGCTGCTCTAGTTTCTACAGGTGCGCCAGACGGACGCGCCAACGCTTCCACTTCAGGATATTCTGCGTTAAATTCTGCAGGAAGGTCTAGTCGAAGGGCTTCGCCCAATCCTTTTGCGTCTGCAGCCCCGACGGCATCTGCCATCATTTTTTCGTAGGCTGTTAGAATTTGTCCGCGCTGTTGTAGGCCACCGATATCTTCTACGTCAATATAGTAGCCCGTCATCACTTTATCAATAAGGGCTTCACCACCACCTTTGTGGCTTATAATTTCGCTTGCTAAGTCTGGTCGTCCAAGCTGGTTAGCAATTGCAGATGCAGTAATACGGCGAAGATCAGTGTACCCTGACGGCGCAGTCAAAAGCTGATCAAGAACTTTTTTTGGTATTTTTGGAAAAACGTGTTTTTTAAGGGCCGCTGTTATTTTCCCCGTTGTCATGCCGGGAAAAAGTTCGCCCGTTTCTCCTGCCGCGTCAAAACGACGATTTAAAATTTCACGAAGAACTGGTCCGGGAGGCTTATCCGGTCCTTTTGCCTTACGACCACCACCTTCTGCTACTTCTGGATCTCGTGCAATTCCTAGTTCTCTGTCGTAATATGGTCGAACTGGCTTTGAACGGATTGCCAATTCACGAGATGTACGCATACCAGAAAGATCTTCGCCCCGATAGCCAAGAAGAGACGCCATAACAGCATCTCTCGTTACGGGATCAGGAATGTCTCCGATGCCTTCTAGGACAGACTGGAGAACTTCAGGAGGGATAGCACCTTTTGCAAGCTTACGTGTCCCTTTTGCTGCACCTGTACGGGCAAGCTTTTTATTCAATACGTTTTGAGTAGATTGATAAAGCGGATCAACATTAGTGCGACGATAACTTTCAGATATTCCGCTTTCATCTGTAAGGCTAAACGATTTAAACTCGTCAAACGAAGAATTTAAATCTACCTTTTTTGATATTGTGTTTATTCGAGAACTAATACCCTGCGTGTTTGGTGCAGGACCAGTTACTTCTTTAGAAAAAACTTTTTCAAATTGATTATAAAAATCTTTTGTTTCGTCTAGTTCAGAAAGAATCGGCTCACTTGGTACGCCTTTGTTGTACATGTCGGCAATAAACGAATCGGCAACAGTGTGAGTGCCCGCTTCAATGCGCGAACGTACTTCGTTCATCGATGGAATTTTACCACTAGGAAAAAGAGTTTGCTGAATGTTTTTAAACGCAGCAACTACCTTTTTTTCTTGTTGGGTTAATTGGGCCATCTATTAATATCCGAATACTTCGTCTTGTACCTTGTAGACGTGATTTTTAATTGCGCTTAGCTGTGAGTGTATGGATGCGTATCCTGTCATGCGTGTCATCAGCATGTAGCGAAGTGCATCGTACGCGTGATCTTCAGACTTTGTGTCTACGTCTTCGCTGTTAGACTTAGACAGCGGAATACCTGCTATTTGTTTTACAATGTTTTGACACGAAGAAAAGAAACGCAAACGGGGTTCGCCAGAATACGGCTCGTCAGCCAGCCGTCGGTGAACCTCCATTTTTCCTTGTATTCTATTTCGATCTGCGGGTGTCCATCGGACTCCTTGTCTCATCATTACTTCTGCAATGGACGGTCCGAAACCTGTTTTGTTCCAGCACGAGGAGTCAAGAACTGTGTAGTGAGGAACTGGATCTAATTCCTCTGCTTCTAGTATTCTATCAGCTAGTTGTTCTGCTGTCAAGTGTTTTTCGTATAATTCTCTGTAAATCCAAATGTTGTTGTCCCAGTCAATTGCGCCCCAAAGAACACATGACGGTGCAGCGTACCCATAATCGGCTGCTCTGATGCGCGGCCAATTCGTTGGAAGTTCGAACGGCTCAACAACGTGCTTTGATCTACTGAATTCGGGAAAGGCTGCTCCCTCTGCCACGTCCCAATCCCCTTCGAGAAGTCTCTTCCGTTCAACTTCCGGGAGCGATCTGAGCATGGCCTCATACTGGCCGTCTGCCATCAGATAGGGGTTGTCAGTCAGCCGTGCGGGAACAAACTTGCGGAAGAACAGCGGCTGACCTGCTTTTTCGTGACCAGCGGGCCACACAAAAGGAGATTTTGTATCTAAATCAAAGGCAGGGAAAGGCTTATTTTCAGGTGTACCTTCGATGTACATCTTTTTAACCCACCATCCTCCGACGCCACCGGGGTTGGCGGTGCATCGCATGTAAAGGTGGTTTTGCAACTCTGGATCGGTAGAACGAAGACGAGAACGCAAATAATCCCAAACGTACGGCGTGGGATACTGGGTAATTTCATCAATTCCAATCCAGTTAAACGCTTGACCTTGAAATCGGGTTACGTCTTTGTCTTTGTCGAGGTAGGTAAACCAAATGGTTGCACCGGAGGGAAAGTGCCACGTAGATTTTGACTCGCGAAACTTTGCTCCGGGGAACGCCTTTGTGTAAAGCTGGCGTGATTTGTCGATCAATTCGGTCAGTTCGTCGAGTGTGCGACGAAGAAGAAGGCCACGATGATTAGGATTGTGGCAAAAACGAAGCGGATCAGCAAGAAGCGCAAAGCTTTTTCCACCACCTGCAGCGCCGCCGTAAAGAACATCTCGTTCACTAGCTGAAAGAAACTCTTCTTGAGGGCCGCTGTTTGGCTTGAAGACAATTTCGGAATCTTCAATAAGATCACTGACAGCAGGTGGCAAATCGGAGAGATCGCCCTGATCAATGACGGTTGTTTCGGAGCCGTTAAGGGCTTTTTCGACCTTACCCATGCTCTCCGCCATCTTACGGGCGTAGCGACGCTTATCCTCCGCTGCCTTTGTAGATTTCTCCGCACGTTTCTTTGCAGCACGTAGTTTCTTTTGAGCCGCACGGCGGGCACGTTCCTTTACGGATAGGTTGTACGAGGATTTGGGTGCGTTTGGGTCTTTTTTTGGTCTACCGGTTTTTTTCGGCTGTGCTTGCTGCTTGTCTGCCACGCGCTTTTCCTATTCGTTTGCTTAAAATATCAGAAAATTCTTTGCCAGTCATGCCGTCAGGAACACGCATTCCATCGCCGCGTTTTATAGCTTCGTTGACAGCAGCATCAGCACTATATCTTTTAAGCTTACCTTCCACCATACGAATGGTAGGGGCTACATACAGAATACCATCTACTTCGTAGTCAACGGTTCTTACGGTTTCATTTCCGTTAAGAGTAGGCGTAGATGGGTCCATAGCCCTGTATAACCAGTCAGCCATTAGTTTTTTTCAGAACTCGATGACGCTTTACGGCCCCGATGTGCCTTTACATAATAGTCTGAATACGGATATCTGTATACGACTTCGTTGGGGTTTGCTGATAAATTTTGATAAGTATCTTGAGAATAGCGAATTTTGTATCCTGATTTTGCTTTACTCGCAGTTTCAAGGGCGTTTTTCAAATCTTCTTTTAATTTTTTAACTTCTTCAGCATTTTCCAGTAGCAGTTCACGCCCAAGTTGAGTTTGATATAAACGTCCAGCCTTAAAAGTTTTGGCTTTGGGAGTTGCTTTAGATAATTCTTTAATCCGGTTTTGTAATTCTTGTATCCCGCGATCTACCCCTGCTGCGTATTGTTCTGGAGTAACCCTTTTTGCGTTGTCTATTTTATCAGCCATCAATTACGACCTCTTTTTTCGGTGGCAGCAGAACTACACCGTGTACTGCCGTTACGTTGTGGTTTATTTGCTCCGGAGCCTTTGCTCCAACGCGGTTTAGTAGCGACTCCGCTGCTTTTAGTCGCAAATCGTCTCCGCGTTCGGGGGCGGGGTTGTCGATTGTAGCAACTAAGCGGTTTGCTGCACGTAGCGCGTTCATAGAAAGGATGTCTTTTGTGCGTTCGACGATCTCATCAGCAAGATTTCGACGCAACCACGCAGCGGAGCCGCGAGAATAACCCGCATCTACGGCTGCAGCGGTGACCTGACCACCATTTTCGAACAAAATGTCAAGAAACAACTGCTGTTGCTCTGTCAACTGACGTTCTTTTTTCTTTTGTTGGGGTAACAAGTTCATTTTTACGTTTGTTCTCCGACATCAGTAGCACAACGAGTGGCTCTAACGACTAACTCTGGGCTGATTTCACGTATTGTACCTATCATTTCCGCTAATCGGACGATACATTCGTCTTCAGTTTTGTAAGGGCCGCGTGTATCGTCGAATTGTACGCAATTTGTTGGTAAATAAATCGAACACGCCAGCAACATTGCAGTAAACATAGCATGTCTCCGGTAAGTAAAGGTGAGGCGCACCCGTGTCCGGCCACTAAATCGTAAAATATAGAGATCGTTTGAGGGGTGGTGCGACGCAAAAGTGCGGCTCACAACACAAGTATAGTCATTTATTAGCTGTATGTCAACTTTTTTTCTTGACAAAATAAAAATCGGAGTGTACAATGGCATTGAGCCTGCCGGGGTAAATATATACCCCCCACGGGTACACGTTACAACTCCGATTCACAGCCCGTTACGACTCCGATGCACTCCCGTGTCGGGGTCGTCTTCGTTTGGGTAGCCCGTCAAGGGGGTGCACGTTACGACTCCGATTCATAACCATATCGATAACCCCTAAAAAATAAAATTGAGAGGGGTATTGTTAGACCTTGTACTAGGGGGTGGGGTGGCCCTAGTGACCCCTATAGGGGTAAATCATCTTGCCAATACCGAGGTTCCCCCATTCACCGACAAGCCGGACAATCCCTGCCAATTTCCCCGCCGATATATCGCGAAACAGTCGTTATTTTTATCTTTTCGGTGACAGATAAACATACCGTTTATTTTTCCCTGCCGGATATTGATGCCGTAAATCATAGCACCACCCGAACACACGGCCCGCCAGTTTATCCCGCAAAAACAAACCCGTTGGTTATTTTGTAACGATTGGCAAAAAAAGAACCCCGCCGGACTAGCCAAACGGGGTTAAGGTTGGGAGGATCTCGCGCCGCGTTTTTACGCAGTCAATCCGATTTTGATGTCGTCCACTGTTTCGTCACGGGCTGGATCACCCTCTACATTGTCACCGAAAGCCTCGCGAATGCTTTGTTTGATTTGCTGGCCAGCCGCAATGAAAAGCTTGATCTCAAAGCGTCCGCCCCGTTGATCTGTCCCGTGAAGCTTGAACACGTCAAAGCCGCCGTGCTTCACCCGTACTGCTTCAATCTCAACATCGCGATCATAATATTTGCGGGCATTGTCCTGATCTGCGTAAATATTGATTTCCATTTGTTCGGTCCCTTCCTTACTCGTTGGTTTCAATAGTTGGCAAAACGTGATGAAAAAGGTTGTTGGGTACATAATCCAATGTTTCCTCGTCTATCGCCCAGCCGTTTTCCTCTTCAACACAAGATACAGATAACGCACCATCAAAGCCGCCATCAGCACATCCAGTTGTCCACTCCGGAGTATTGCCCAGATGAATAGCTACCTCATAACCGCGACAAGATACATAAACAGAACCAAATTCAGGGTCAAAAAGAAGTTCTACACCCTCGAATAATTCCCCGCCTATTAGATTTGAAAAGCCGCTTTTGGTAAAAGCAACCTCTACCTGCCTGTCGACTGGCGCATATTTTCTGCCTGTTTCTAACATTTCTAAACCATTCATTTGTTCGGTCCCTTCCTTATTTGGGGTTGTGTGAGGCGGGCAAACAACGCACCCGCCCCACTGTTTTATCTGCTCTACGCGGATTTGACAAGCCGGTAAAGCTTACGGTAGCCTTTGCGGCCATTGCCCACATGTCCGATGTCGCGCTTTTCCAATACGAACCCGTGATGCACGGTAAGGTCGTTCAGGTACTGGACAACAGTGCTTCGCTTCACGTCCACCAGTCCGGCAATCGTTGGGATTGCAAAGAACCGCGAACCGGACAAAAGCTCGATCACCCGTTTATGGCCCGCGCCGATCTTTTTATTGGCAACAACACGCGCCCGCTGCGGCTCCGATTTTAACGCGGGGAATTCCTGTTGAAAGCGTTCAAGTAACCGCTGGCGTTCGTTGGCCCGTATTTCGGACTCGAATTCATTGGTCAGTTTTGCAAACTTGTTGATCAGTTCTGCGGGGATTTCAAAGTTTTTCGTTGTCATGTTTCAAGTCTTTCTGCCCATCGGGCCTTAGTTGTGTCAGCCAAAAACGGCCAATATGATCAAGATCAAAAAGATAATCCAGACCACTTTAAAAAGGTTGGCGATAAATTCAGTCACGCGGCCATCCCTTCCAAATACTGCCAAGTAGGAGATTCAAGAACACTCCGAACCTTGTCATTACGCTGTCGCTGGACCATGTGAACGGTTCCCGTCTTTTTGCCGGTCTGGCGTTCGACACCATCTTCACCGGTCCAAGTTTCGTTCGTATGGGTTGCCCAGTGTGTGAGGGCATTGTAACCGGCCCACAACGTCAGGCCCAGTTCGTCCCGTTCTTCGTTGAACCGATGCAAAAGATAGTTCATCAGCCGTTCGTTGACGGGGTTGGCGTGGCCAAGTTCTGCCGCCTTGCCCGCCTTACGACAAACAGTCTCCGATAAAATCTGTGCAAAGTTCTCCGGAGTAAGCGGAGTTTCTGCCCACTTGGTCATCTGGTCCCGATTGCTGGTCCACATATCCAAACCCATCTCTGCCTTGCCCATCAAAGCTTCCGGCGACAAGTTGGCCGTGTGTTTGCGCTTTTGGTGATATGCCTTCTGGCCACCAAAAACAAGCGTGTTGCGACACAGGTCACGATACGCCCCGCTGAATATCTGGAAAGCCCACGACATGTCTATTGAGTTAAAGACATCCATTCGGCACCGGACGTTGTCGGCCCCGTTCTTTACGGTTGCCTGTAGGTCGTTAAAGTAAACGGTTCTGTGAGCGCGTAGACCGTCATCATAGATTCGGTCCACAACGGTCAAGTCACCCTGCGGCAAGCTGGACTGTGCAAGCATCTCCGCCTGAGTTCGAAACAGTCTATCGTGTGGGACCAAATTGTAGGTCTTACCAATTGGACGGGTATTCAATACCTCACCGGTCTCTGTATTCATCAAAGCCGAAAAGTTGGGCATCGGCTCCGGTTCGCTGTACTCTTGGCCAAGCGGGTCATTAAAGATTCGCCGCGCTTCAATCGGCACCCGCCGGACTGCACCCATCTCTGTAAACAGACTGCAATCTGCGGGGTTCTTATGTGTAAATTCCCAGTTGCCTTTACCGGCAAGCTGGCGACGTTCGTTTGTTTCGATTACGTCAAACATGTCTTTCTTTCCTTTCGTTGTCCGGCACCCCCAGCGGGTCCGGTCATTTATTTATACACCAAAAAAACAACAGTTGAACCCCCAGACAAAAAAAAAGATAAAAAAAAATGGGTGGCTGGCCCCATCGACTCGCCGCCACCCGTGATCATCCCGTCACCCCGCCCCCGAACAAACAGACGGAAACATCCAGACGATCCCCAAAACAAGCGCAAAGCTTTACACTGACATTTTTTTTCATTTTACCGCCTCGACAATTGTTTGAACCCCGTTGCCGATAGTATAGCAAAGCAAACAATCGCGGCATTTTTGCCCCGTGCAGTTCTGTTTAATTCCTTTAAAGTGCTTTTCCACATTGTTGAACGTACGGTCAAAGAATTCAGGCGGGGATTGCATAACGCGATTGATGGTCGGGTTGCTGTAAATAAGAACAAGGTTCGCTGGTTTTTCCCGCTGGCTGTAAAACTTGCGGACAATATCTTTGCGCTTAGTCCACAACGCAAACGAACAATGCGGATTGTGCAGGGTTATGTTGTGCAAATTTTCAAGGTGTGTTTCGTTAATCAATTCCCCGTGCGCGGAAAACCTAAAGAAAGCGTCCAGTATTGTTGGCAACATATGTTCTGGAATTAATCCGCCGGACAGCATGTCGCTGTTGTGTTGCCAAGCCGGAGCGCAGTTTTTGCGAAGCCCGTTCAACATCTCGACACTGTAACATTTTGTGCAGATTAAATCTTTCTTTTTGCTGTTGTACATTTTGACGCAAAACGGATTCGTCAAGGTGTTTGTGCTTATTGCGCGAAGCCCGTCAAGCTTGCCGGACATTTTTGAGATTTTAATAACGCTGTTCATCGGTTCGGTCCCCGTTGTTGTGTGTATGTGTTCGGGAACCTTACGGATAATAGCCGGTATGGTCAAGCTGAATTATTTTTTTACCTTGTTTTTTCAGCCAACACTCCGGACACCACAAAACTTGCTGTTCGTGAACCATTGCCGGTTCGCCGCATTTGTGGCATTCATAGTACGGATCAAGCGTGGTCTTGCGAGGCTTTTTGCTGACAATATTTTTGGCTGACATTTTTTCCTCTTTAAAACTTTGGCAACCACAAGCGGCCTTCGTTAAACGCTGACAAAAATTTTGACAATTCTTCTCTTTCGCGCTGACAATTTTCACCGTTCCAGTCTTTGTCGCTGACAATTTTTTTAAGTCTCTTGGCATTTTCAGTGACATTAACTAAGCGCGGATCGACATCATTTGTCGGGTATGGAATTGGTTTGTACATTTCAATTCACTCCAAAGTTCCACTCGACAAACTGTTCGCCAAGTTTTAATTCAGCTTGTATTTTGTTGTAAACCTCGACAGCCGATTCGCCGTGTTTGTCTGTCCACTCCTCGCGTGACATATCCAGCGCATCTTGTTCCATTTCGATTACCCAATCTTTTACCTTACCCATTTTTCATCTCGTCCCACTGTTGGTTGATGTCTTGGCGAGTGTACGGACATAGCATGTACAATTGCTGTAGTAGATTTGCCACATACTCTGCTGTGCTTTCGTCACCGTTGCAATCGCGCAAATCATCTTTTGCAATTTCGAAAAAGTCAATCTCGTCATCCATTTTCTGTTTCCTGTTCTACTGTAATGTTACAGCCAACCATGTTGGTTTCATCCCAAATAGTATCAACGGCTTCCTCACGGGCCTCGTCCATGTTGTCCGCTTCTACTTCGATTCGGTGAGTCAAGTCAACCCACACTATCCACGTTTTACTCATCGTCATTCTCCTTTGGATACCATACTTCCACATCACATTTGCAATTGGGGCAGTGTAGCGCAGTCATCATTGAATAGGATTCATCCTCGTGGTCAATGTCGAAGTCACTGCCCCAAATAAGTTCTGTGTTACAGTTCCAGCAGTTCATGTGTCATTCTCTTCTGTCAGTATCCACCCATTTTGGGCAGAGTTTGTTTGCCAATTGTCGTTCACCCATATGCAATCATAAACTACACAGACAAACTTTCCTGTGTCCTCATCTGCCCATGCGTTCAGGTCAAACATCCTGTCACCTATCTTAACACCGAACCAATCCTCGTCACAACTGTCTGCCATAGCATCAAACACAACTGTGTCATAATAGGCAGTCAGATAGCCACGTTCGTAATCTGTCAATTGCAAGGTCATTCGCTTATCTCCACTTCCAAGCATTCGAGTTCGCTGTTAGCATCGGACACAATGTGCATCTCGTCAAGAGAAGATTCACACGCCTTCTCTACGGCGTCATCTGGGTCGGTTGCAACAACGTGAACCTCGTAATCCACAGTGTCACGCAAAACAACACGGTAAAGTTTCTCAGCCATCTGTTTCGACTCCCAATTCTTTAAGCAGGGAATTGACACGGGACTGAAGAACACTGATTGCAGTGTGGATGTGACCCGTGTCGTGGGGTTGCAACATGCTGTCAAGATGGTCTATCTCGTCCAGCAAAACGCTGATGTGCGTTATCAAGCTTTGTCTGTCTCGCATTTTACGGCCTCAAATTAAATTCGTTGGCGAACCTGCTGACGGTGCATTCAAGTTCTTGCAAATCATATGCAGACACATATTTGATACCACCATTGTCAGGATACAGGGCTATGTCAAGTATCTCATCAAGCTGTTTGTAGATTTGATGTATCACAAGCTTTTGCTCGTCTGTGAGTTTGTCAAACGCAGTTTGGCGTTGCTTTCGTTCTTGTTCGCGGAATTTTGCCCAATACGCCATGCGTTCTTTGTCTGTCATGTCTTTAAGTTCTTTTTTCATCTTCTTTAACCCTTCAGGTTTGTTTCGATACATAAGCCATATCGGAAACAAATGGGGGTGTCAACACAAAAAAGAAAAAGGGGCCAAGATTTCTCCCAGCCCCTTTCCCACACAACAACGAAAGGTACCCTACGGCGTTACCTCATAGGGTATGCAAAGCTTTAACACGGCCTTTCGGTTCGTGTCAAGCCACTTTTTGCAGTCCGATTCATTTTTTCCGACAAACAGTGTGACCCATTTGGCATAGTCCACACAATCACGCTTCTTCACAGACTCGCGATCTGTTTCTCCGATTCGGACTGACGACAACGGTGCAACAACTTCCCACCGCCACCGATTCGAAATAATGGGAAGCAAATCATTGCCCCGCCTATCTTTAAAACAGCGTATCATTCTTGCTCCTCTTCCAAAGCTTCCAAGTAGATATCTATAGCCTCCCTGATCAAATCAGCCACCGCTACTTGTTCTCGTGATTTCTTTTGCATATCGTGTGCATATTTTGAAAGTTTGTTGTACTGTTCTTCTTTCATCAAAAGATTGTACGTCTTTGTAGGCTCAAGTATCTTGTTTGGTCTTGGCATCAGCAATCTCTCTCTTCATTTCTTTTTCTCTTTTTTTATTTCTTTTATCTTCTACAATTCTTTTACGAAATTTATTATCCCTTAAATCTTTAGCTATAGGATTGATTTTATTTATTTTATTCATAATAGGGTTTCCCTTAAAGGGTGAGTGTTCTGTAGTGTTACCACGGCTTGTCAACTGCCGTCAACCAAAAAATTGCTGTTGACAAAGTTTTTTTTGTGGCGTATCTGTTGTCCAATGTCTTTTGACAAAAAAAGGAATGCAACAATGAAATCACCGTCTTGGCTCGTAGGATATGTTGAATCGCTCGACATTGTTCCTCTGACAAAATATCGGTCAGACTGTCCTGTCTGTGCCGGTAAAAATACTTTTAGCGTATCCGATGACGGAATGCAACGTCTGTGGTACTGCTTTCACGCAGATTGCAACGTGTCTGGGCGAACCGGAGTCACTCTGACAAAAGATTACGCTGACAAAGCTTTTAGCAGAAGGGTAAACAAACCACCCGCTACCCCTGTTGTGGCCAATGTTACATACGAGGTGCCAGACACTTTTGTCAGTCTTTCTCGTAGTTTAGAGGCCGAACTTTATGTAAAACGTGTACACGCTTACGATGCCTATCTCTCTGGATTGGCTGACATTCGTTTTGATTTTAAACGAAACAGAGCAGTGTATCTTGTCAAAGATAGAAACAAAGTTGTTGATGCGGCGGGCAGATCTTTGGATGGAAGAAATCCAAAATGGTACAGATACGGCACAAGCAAGCATCCATTTATTTGTGGAAATCACAGTACAGCTTTGCTTGTTGAAGATTGCGCCAGCGCGTGTGCAGTAAGCAACGTGGCAACAGGAATAGCTTTACTGGGTACAAATCTACTACAGGAACACATTGACAAAATTTCACACTACCCCAGTTTCTTTGTAGCGTTAGACAAAGACGCAACGGACAAGGGCATAGAGATGGTGCGTGTGTTGCGAAATTATGTACCTACAAAATTAATTGTATTACGAACAGATCTGAAAAACATGGAAAAGGACGAACGGGATGACTTCTTACGATCCTACATCGATTGACAAACAAGTTCTTGGATTTTGCTTGAGTGCAGAATTCTTTAGCAAAGTCAGTAACATAGTGGGAAGGGACATGTTCACGCGAGAGATGCGTGATGTGTTTGACACGATATTTTTCTCTCACACAAAGTATAACAAAGATCTGACAATAAACGAACTGTCTGCTTTGTTTAACGACAGAAATCCAGCTATGCCTGATAGCAGTCGAGAAAAGGCACAAGACTTAATCCGAAGCTTGGAGACAGGCAATCCGGAGAACACGGACTTGCATCTTGATTTGGTGAATAACTTTTGGTTGCGTGATCGCGCCCGCCAAATCGGAGAAAAGGCGTTGGATATCTTTACAGGTGACAGTGAAGAGTTCGGAGAATTGCGTAAGCTGATTGAAGCTGTAGAAGATGGTCGCATATCCGATAAGACAACATACAGCATTGTTGAATCGGATTTGCTGGAACTTCTTGAGGAACACGCGGGACCAAAAGATTTCCCTTTTGAGTTTGACCTGATCAACGAGAGAATAGATGGGCTTGATCGGGGCAACTTGGGAATATTGTTTGCCCGTCCAGAAGTAGGCAAGACAACTTTCTGCTGTTTTCTTGCGGCATCGTACATCCGGCAAGGATTCAAAGTGACGTATTGGGCAAACGAAGAGCCAGCCCCAAAAATTAAATTGCGTATGATACAAAGTTACTTTGGCGTAACACGACAGGAGATGGTAGACAAAAAGCACGAGTATATGGAACGCTACCTCTCCGAAATAGAACCGTTCCTGACGATCATGGATTCAGTCGGAACATCTATGGAAGAAGTCAACGAGTATGCCAAGCTAAACAAACCTGATGTTATATTCATGGATCAGCTTGACAAATTCAGGATTTCTGGAGAGTACAATCGTGGTGATGAACGCTTAAAGGAGACGTATGTTCTTGCCCGTGAGATAGCAAAGCGAAACGGGCTTCTTTTGTGGGCCGTCAGTCAGGCCAGTAACGATGCACACGACAGACAATTTATTGACTACTCGATGATGGACAATTCCAAAACAGGAAAAGCTGGTGAGGCTGATATCATTATCGGGATCGGAAAGACGGGATCAAGCGACATCGAAAATACCGTCCGACATATCTGTATTTCAAAAAACAAATTGAACGGATGGCACGGCAAAATCGATGTTATGATTGATGTGGCAAGAGGGGTTTACTATTGATGAGCAATCACGAAAACGAAGAAATTTTAGAACGCCTGTACGATGAGGAGTACAAAAGAGTGATGGAAAGGTGGCCCAAACTTGACGAAGATCAGGTGGGGATGTATGCTGCTTACTTTGCGCGTAAACGATTTGAGGAAGAATCACAATGAAAGTGTTGACATACGATGTGGAAACAACACACATCCATAAGCCAAACGGAGGTACGACTGCTCTACCCTATTTCGGCAACACTCTCGTTTCTATTGGTTACAAGTGGCTGGATGAAGATCAGGTGTTTTATGATTGTTACTACCACTCAACGGAGCCACCTACCCCGTCCGCCGCACAAGACTTTCAATCTGCGTTGAACTACGCTGATGTTCTTGTTGGGCAGAATATTAAGTTTGACCTGCAGTGGATACGCGAGTGTGGGTTCACATACGATGGAGACGTTTATGATACTATGGTTGCAGAGTATGTTTTATCAAAAGCCCAAAGGTGGCCTCTTGGACTTGCTTCTCTTGCAGAAAAGTATGGTGGAGTGCAAAAGGAAAAAGACCTTGTTCAGCCGTACATGGATTCGGGCAAAACATTTTACGACATCCCGTGGGAAATAATAAAAGAGTATGGTATAGCTGACGTACTTGCCACAGAGCATGTGGCTCTGAAACAGCTAGAAGCCTTTGGCACAACATTTGAGGAACTTTACAATGAACACGCTACTGCCAACACTACGCTTGTCGCTTGAGATGACTGACACGCTTTCTCGCATCGAAAGAAACGGACTCAAAATAAACAAAGACACGCTGATTGAAATCGAAAGGCAATACACAGAAGAACTAGAAGAACTGGAGATCAACTTGAACGCTATGGCTCGTGAGGCTATGGGAGACACGCCGGTCAGCCTGACGAGTCCGGATGATCGTTCGATGCTTCTCTATTCTAGAAAAGTAAAAGACAAAAAGGCGTGGTCGCGTGTATTCAATTTGGGAATGGAGCAACGTGGTGCAACTATGAAACCAAAGCAACGGACGCGCATGAAACGCAAAGACTTTGTTTCAACTGTCCGGAGCATGACAGATGTTGTCTACAAAACAAGAGGACAGCAGTGCAGTAACTGCTATGGAGACGGTAGATATAAGGTGACAAAAAAGGACGGCACATTGGGAAAGGCCACCCGTATTTGTCGGGTGTGCAACGGTGCCGGTATTTTGTATGTACCTACGCGAGAGGTAGCTGGATTCAAAGTTGTCCCGCGCAACCCGTTCGATGTAGCATCTGCCGGATTCAGGACGGACAAAGAAACTCTTGGGGAACGGCAAATGGAACTGTCAGGTGATGCCTTACAGTTTGTCAAATCGTACGTCCGATACAACGCGCTTCGTACTTACCTCAACACTTTTGTAGAAGGAATAAAAAACAATGTTGATGAAAAGGGCTTCATCCATCCGGAGTTTATGCAGTGTGTTACGGCAACGGGTCGCCTTTCGTCTCGCAATCCTAACTTTCAGAATATGCCACGTGGAAATACCTTCGCTATACGGAAGGTTGTCGAGAGCCGTTTCGAGGGTGGTTCGATCCTTGAGGGAGATTATTCCCAACTAGAGTTTCGTGTTGCGGGGTTTCTTGCCAAAGACGGACAAGTATATGTGGATGTGAATGCCGGAACGGACGTGCATAGTTACACTGCCAGCGTGATTGGTTGCACCCGTCAAGAAGCAAAGGCTCACACCTTCAAGCCGCTGTACGGTGGCACCACCGGAACAGAGGACCAGAAACGCTACTACACGGCGTTTAAAGAAAAGTATGAGGGTGTGACCCAATGGCACGATGACCTCCAGCGAGAGGCCGTAGAAAAGCGCGTAATCACCCTTCCAAGTGGTAGACAGTACGCCTTTCCAAATGCACGGTGGACAGAGTACGGAACAGCGGTGGGGCGGACCAACATATGCAACTATCCGGTTCAGGGTTTTGCTACGGCAGATTTGTTGCCAACTGCTCTTGTCAGGCTTGACAAATTATTTCAAAAAAATAATCTCAAGTCTGTAATTTGCAACACCGTTCACGATTCAATTGTTCTGGATGTACACCCCAGTGAAAAGGACATTTGTATCAGTCTGATGCGGGAGGCAATGCTTGCTCTACCTGAAGAGACAGAACAAAGATATGGCGTACGCTACGACATGCCTGTCGGAATTGAATTAAAAATAGGCGAAAATTGGCTTGACTTAGATGTGGTTGATGACTAATATCAATCTACCAACCCTTAACGCATAGGAGTTAAAAATGCTAGGGACAGATATAGTAGACATTAATAGTGAACTTGACTTGATCGAAAATGCGTTCTCCAGTGAGAACACAGAAGAACTGATGAAGCTTACCGGACAAAGTTCTGGTGAGGAAAAGAAAGGGCTTCCACGCCTGAGTATTAACTACGACATGGAGACTGAGGGCGGGTCAGCACTCACTCGTGGCGATTGGAAAATCTATCTTGGTGGTAGGTTCCTTTACGCACCGGAGATGACACTGCGCCCACTGCTTCGGATGTACGAGTATAGCTTGTGGGACGCCGAAATGAATGAGGGCAGGGGCGGTTTCTCTGCTAAGTCGGTACAAAAACCAAGCTTCTCCGGTTCGTTTCCTGACACTGCGGGGGGCAACAAGTGTGGTCGCCTGTCACGAGATGAAGAAGAAGGGCTGGATAAAGATGATCCTGCTTACCTAAACTCTCGTGCTGTTATCTGTAATCAGGTAATTTACGGAAGAATCAGCGGCGACTTCAAAGACGAACACGGAGAATCTGTGCGCGTAGATAATGAGCCACTGGTATGCTACTTTAAGAAGTCTGGTTTCAAACCGATGTCAGACTTTATTGCAGGACTTGCCAGCCAAAAGAAGCTGATGGCTCACTGCGAGGTTCTGATGAAAACTGCCAAAAACAAAAAGGGAAGTGTAACATACTGGACTCCGCTTCCTTCTTTGTCTGGAATCACTGATATTACAGAAGAAGACAAAGAACTGTTTAGCATGTTCCGCGAAACGATTGAGGGACATAACAACTATGTTATGAATGCTTATCGTGAAGCGCAGAAGCTTATGGTATCTGACGAAGACAGTGATCTTGCATCGGACTTCAGTGATGCTGACGCTGCTTAAAATCCAAGACTTCATGTCAAAAGCTATTCAGGGGGACACCGCTGTCTCCCTGACTAGCATTTCTAATTTTGCGGAAGAGTGCAAAGACTCTGCGTTGCGCCAGCTTACACGTGAACGTGGAGAGTGGCGTCTTCGCATGTCTGGAATCGGACGCCCTATGTGTCAGCAGTTGCTTGACAAACAGGGTGTCGAAGAAGAGATGGAGTACAACTCTCTATTCCGTTTTTTGTTTGGCGATATCACAGAGTCTATTCTTATGCTTGTTATGCGTGAGGCAGGTGTCGATATCGTTGACTTTCAACGTCCGGTAGAGTTGGACTTGGACGGCATAAAAGTAAAGGGCACACTTGATGTCATCATCCGTGATGAGGCTGGCATTGAAAAAGTTTGGGATATTAAATCTGCAAGCGACTGGGCTTTTAAAAATAAATTTACAAATTTCGGAGGATACGAAAAGCTAAAAGAAGATGATCCGTTTGGATATCTTATGCAGGGCTTTTTGTACGGAGAAGCTACTGGATTGCCGTTTGGTGGGTGGATTGTCGTCAACAAGTCCAGCGGAGAAGTCGCCGTAGTGGAATCCGGAGATTGGTCAGGAGAAGATAAAAACTATTATCTTGATTTGGCAAAGACACGTGTCAAGCAGTTGACTGGCTCTGACACAAAAATGGTAAAGTATCCCGATGAGTTCGAAACGTATAAACGAGGCGGAGAGGTGATTCGGACTGGCAACAAAATACTTGCGCGTCCGTGTCATCTGTGTGGGTATCGTCATCATTGCTGGCCTAACTCTCAGTTGCATCCAAAGGTTACATCGCGGGCAAAGACACCGCCTATGACGTGGTACTCGAAGCTTACAAAAAAGGAAGTATAATGCCTTACATATTTGTAAGAGATTACGATGTAGAGTTGATGGAGATGAATAAAGATCTTCACCACATCTACATAGAGTCGCACAGAAAACATGGTGGCGAACGCCGCATAGTGTACTTGCGTCAAAACGCCAGAGGCATTCCTCTTACGTTGCGCGACAACTACTCCGAAATGGGATTGCTTTCCGCAGAGACAGAGAAACGTGACATAACAACGGTAGAATCAGAAATACAAACAATAAGCAGAGTGTCACAATCTGGAGTTAATGTATGCGTTCCTCTGAACCATCTGACAAACGAACTTTCTCACATCGAAAGACAATCCCCAAAAGTGGCAGGGTACGTTCTAAAAAGACTGGCGTCTATAGGAATGGCGTTGTGAAAAAAAGTTCCGCACAAAAGGCGGGATACAGATCAACCTTTGAACTACACATAGCAAAATCCCTAGCCAATAATAAAGTTCCATTTGAATACGAAAACGTAAAATTAACTTACGTTCCAAAGCCGCGTGTTTACACACCGGATTTTTATTTGCCTGAATCAGACGTGTATGTCGAAGCAAAAGGATATTTAGACAAGGGTGACAGAGTAAAGATGCAACTGGTAAAGGAACAGCATCCTGATCTAGATATTCGATTTGTTTTTCAAAATGCCAACAATAAGATTTACAAGGGTAGCAAAACAACCTATGCTACTTGGGCAACACGGTATAACTTTAAATGGGCAGAGGGCACAATCCCTGCAGATTGGTACAAACCAGATGAGTGATGATACATACACAGAAGAAGATGACTTGACAGTAGCTATGGAACGGATGTCTTTGCTTCCAGACAGGTATTACATAATACTTTCTCCTGAAGAAAGACCTGACGGCGGCGAAGGCACATTTCGTTTAACAGCGTACGACACAACAAGTAAGACGTACGAAAAAGATGAAGACTTTGATGCCGCCATGATTATGCAAGAAGGAGTTCTGTCAGCCATACGCGAGAGAGCAGAAGATCTATATGATATGGGTGTGGCATCTATAAAGTTCAAAATCCTTGCAGAAGAAATGCTCAAGCACGAAGACATTCCGCTTCCTGAAAGCGTAGGGGAAAATGTTGTAAAAGTAGACTTCGGAAAGAAACAATGATTAAGAACAATTGGAATCTTAACAACTACCAAATGCAAGCCCGCAAAACGGCCATCTATCCGGATGAATCAAAGATAGTGTACCCTGCGCTGGGTCTAGCTGGTGAGGCCGGTGAGGTTGCAGACAAGGTAAAGAAAATTATTCGAGATGGTCGCACGGATGCACTTTACTACGGAGAAATCGCAAAAGAGATTGGCGACGTACTTTGGTATTGCGCTGTCCTTGCAGATGATTTAGGATTTTCGCTACAGCAAATCGCAGAGATGAATATTCACAAGCTTAACTCTCGTGCGGCAAAGGGAACAATTAGCGGTAGTGGAGATAACAGATGACAGACTACAACAAAATAATGAAAGAAATAGAAATGAAACGCCAGTGGAAAGATGTAGACTGGCTAGAAGAAGTGAGGCCCGATAATGTCAACCATCCGCCACACTATAATCAGGCAGGTATCGAATGCCTTGACGCAATCGCGGCGGCGACAGGTGACGGCTTCGAACACTACCTGCAAGGAAACATCCTCAAGTACCTCTGGAGATACCGTTACAAAAACGGACTCGAAGACCTCAAAAAAGCCCAGTTCTACTTGAATAAACTTATCGCAACAAAGGAAGAAATAAAATGAATAATATGCTGCCCACACCGTATCAACAATTTATCCACAAGTCGCGCTATGCTCGTTGGCTAGAAGACGAACAGCGCAGAGAAAACTGGGATGAGACAGTTGACCGGTACGTAAACTTTATGGTTAATCAAGTACAAGGTAAATGTAATTACAAAGTAGATACAAAAGTTGTAGAGGAGATTCGGGAAGCCATTCTGAATCTTGAAGTGATGCCGTCCATGCGGGCAATGATGACTTCTGGTCCAGCCCTTGCGCGAGACAACATCTGTGGGTACAATTGTAGCTACATTCCTGTAGACAGCCCCCGTTCGTTCGATGAGTGCATGTACATTCTTATGTGTGGTACGGGTGTCGGATTCTCTGTGGAACGGGAGAATGTGGACAAGTTGCCCACTGTTTCGGATAACTTCGATGATTCGGATATTGTCATCACGGTTGGCGACAGCAAGATTGGCTGGGCCAAAGCATTTCGCGAACTGATTGCGTTGCTTTACGCAGGGCAAGTTCCCTCGTGGGATATGTCAGGGGTTCGTGAAGCGGGCGAACGCCTAAAGACTATGGGTGGCCGTGCGTCTGGTCCGCAACCATTGGCTGACCTGTTTAATTTCACCGTCCAGATGTTCAAAAAGGCAAAAGGACGTAAGCTATTCCCCATCGAATGTCACGACTTGATGTGTAAGATTGGGGAGATTGTTGTTGTTGGCGGGGTGCGGCGTTCTGCGCTTATCTCCCTTTCGAACCTGAACGATGACCAAATGGCCCACGCTAAATCGGGTCAGTGGTGGGAACATGAAGGTCAACGTGCCCTCGCCAACAACAGCGTTTCGTACAAAGGCAAACCAGAGATGGGAACCTTCATGCGGGAGTGGCTTGCACTGTACGACAGCAAGTCTGGTGAGCGCGGCATCTTTAACCGTGAGGCTGCTGACAAACAGGTGGGCCGCAACGGACGCCGTGAACAAGGCCACATGTGGGGAACGAACCCGTGTTCCGAAATCATCCTTCGCCCGTACGAGTTTTGCAACCTTTCGGAGTGCGTGGTTCGCGAAACGGACGACCTGAAGTCTTTGAAGCGTAAGGTTCGTCTTGCAACCATTATCGGAACCATGCAGTCAACGCTGACTGACTTCAAATATTTGAGGAAGATATGGAAGGACAACACAGAAGAAGAACGATTGTTGGGCGTATCTTTGACTGGTATCATGGACCACTCCGTGCTTTCAAAGAATACAGACTCAAAGAAGTGGCTCGAAGAAATGCGGCAAACAGCAGTGGATACGAACAAGGAGTTTGCCCAACTTCTAGGAATCCCACAAAGCAGTGCCATTACTTGTGTCAAGCCGTCGGGCACTGTGTCTCAGCTAGTGGACGCAGCAAGCGGTATTCACGCCCGCCACAATGACTATTACATCCGTACGGTTCGCGGCGACAACAAAGACCCGCTGACCCAGTTCCTTAAAGAGCAAGGTGTACACAGCGAACGTGACGTTACAAAGCCAGAGTCTACAACTGTGTTTTCGTTTCCGGTAAAATCTCCAGAGGGGGCTATTACACGGACACAGATGACAGCCATAGAACAGCTAGAGTTGTGGAAGACGTACGCTTTGCACTGGTGCGAACACAAGCCATCAATCACTGTCTCTGTAAAGGAACACGAGTGGATGGAAGTCGGTGCGTGGGTGTACGCGAACTTTGACGTGGCATCAGGTGTTTCGTTCCTTCCGTTCAGTGACCACACCTATCAACAGGCTCCGTATCAAGACATCGAACCCGATGACTATCTTGAGTGGATGCAGGTGTACAAAGACATGTACATAGACTGGTCTGCACTTTCGGAGTACGAAAAAGAAGACCACACTACAGGTTCACGAGAGTTAGCGTGTACGGCTGGGGTTTGTGAAGTTGTTGACTTGAATGCGGCGTAAGAAAAGAGTTGATTATGCTGGTACTTTTCGTAGACCCTTTAAATCAAGAGGCCATTTATGGTAGGGATAGGCCGGAAAAGCTAAGAGAATGGATGTGTGACTGCCAGCACCACTACAAGGAGTTTTATTGACACATGGAACTATCAATCACAGTAACAGATATCGTTGAAACGTCAGACGGTGGTGCCGCTGTAGTTTTCGAACTGAGTGAAGATGCACGTCAAGCCTTGCTTTCCTACGCTTTGCGTGATATCTTGACAAAGAACTTAACAGAGGTAATCAATGACGAAAAAATCGGTGACTTCGAAACAGTCGACATCGAAGAGTACATTGCTGGTATGGAAGAGGGGTGAGGATTGGATACAATTCAATCCCCCTCGCAATTCGGAACAATGGGATGAGTGGCAAAAAGCAAAACAAAAAGATAAAGAACGATCTTAGAAATTACACAAGATCGGAGCCAAGATTCGAAGATGGTGAATGGTGGTACATTCGTCCAAGTGGTGTGAGAGAAAGAGTAAAGTCTCACGCCAAAAAGAATCTTACTCGAATGTTCGTTAATGGCAGGTATATACCTAAGTCACACCCCCTGCACAAGCCCGGACGATACAAATCGCTTGACGATGCGTGGTCACACGAAGAAATCGAAAAGACTAGCGAAGGATACGTATACGCCATTGTGAATCCAGCATGGCCTGAGTGGATAAAAGTCGGAAAAGCAGTGAGTGCTGATGATAGACTTTTGGGATATCAAACCTCATCACCGCACAGAGATTATAAAATTGTAGCCACAATGACATCGGACGATAGACACGAACAAGAAAAAGTCATACACAGAGTATTTGCGAACAAGTGCTTGCAAAGAAAAGGTGAATGGTTTAAGCTTGCGGAACAATCTGCAATAGACATTTTTGAAAGACAAGGAACAAAAGATGAGTGATACTCAGCGAACGATTACAATAAACGACAAACAAGTTAACGTGTCCGATTTGGATGGGGTGCAACAATACTACCTACGTCACATTGACGATCTTGATGCACGTATATCTTCGGCCCAGTTTGGGCTGGATGAAATGCGGGCAGCACGGGAATACTTTGGTAACTCCCTTGCGGCGTCTTTTATTCAAGGCGAAATTGACGAGGCTGTAAATGACTCCGATTCAGATAACTCCTGATATCATTAGCCGTGCCAAAATAAAAGCTGCCTCTGTAGGTAATCTACAGGGCAGCATAACTGGTAGCCTAAGTAATGTTGTTGGTGCCATTGGCGAGATTATTGTAGCGGACGCGCTGGGTGCTACTGAAGCGAACACCTACGACTACGATCTTGTTAAAAACGGACGACGTATTGACGTGAAGACAAAGCGGTGTAACACTGCGCCGCGAAGTAATTACGATTGCTCCGTTGCTGCACACGGCTCCAAGCAAGACTGTGATAGCTACGTCTTTGTTCGAATACTGACAGACACGTCAAAAGCGTGGATACTTGGTGAAATAAACAAATCCGATTTTTACGAACTCGCAACACGATACCGCCGTGGAGACATTGATCCGGATAACGGATTTGTATTCAAGGCCGATTGCTACAATCTACCTATAAAAGAATTGAAACAAATCAATGCAAAGCAAAGCCAATCTTTTTAAGTTCGAAGCTAATCTTCGCCAAGACGGAAAAGTAGAACTGAATACTGACTGTGTAAACATTGAACAATTTGAACGTACAATGAACGAAGGGTTGCCAGAGTATGACGGCGCACACTCGATAGCAACCCTTTTACGTTATCTCAAATCTATGTCCGATGAAATGATGGACAAGTCGAGTAGATATATTTAACGCATTTTTACGCCGCGACCTTTGAGAATGTCGGCACGTGTTACCTTGCCGTCACCTGTCAGGTCAGGAAAAGCTTTTCCGCCCATAGCCATCGCTGTCATGCCCATAGGCTGCATCTGATTCTTCCGCTGCATGTTTTGCTGCATCGGAGTCGTTGACATCATGCCCCCCGCTTGAGCCTTCTTGCGGGGCTTTTTTGTGGCCATTCCGCCGTACATCATCGGCTTGCGAGTCTTTCCCCCACAAGCGTACGAAGCGGATTTGCGAGGGCCGTTGTTATAATTTTTCATCTAATTCTCCCGTTTTAAGGCGTTGGTTGTAGGCTGGGAAGATTCAAACGACCAGTATAGTCACCCTCGTATCCCATGCGTTGTTTTTGTGCGGGCGTGGCTCTGACAGTGAATTTTTGTCCAGTCACATCCACTACCTCTTTTTCTTCTGTGCCGTGAATTCTAGAGTGCAAAGCTGCTGTTTGCAAAAGAAGCTGGCGGAATCTGGCGTCTCTGGCTGGCGTAAGGGGCTTACCGATACGGACCATCTCAAGGAACAGTGAACCAAGTTCCGGATCAGTGACCACAGATTGCAAAAAGTTAAAGTTGCGTGTTCTTAGTTGTTGTAACGCAGCTTCCGTCCCCACGTACTGAACACGAACAACGCCTCTGTTGATAGCGTAAAGCCTACTGATGTAGCTTTCCACAGATAACGAACGGGGAACTCCCTTCATAACAATACCACGAGCAGCAAGCGGATTGCCCTGAAGTTCTGCCATAAATCCTGCAGTCGCTTCCCAAACTTCGTACGTATCTTTTCCGATTATATCTTTTACAAGACGCCTTTGTTCGTCTGTTCTACCAAGCATCAGATTTAAAGAGGCTATGTCTTCTGTCAACTCGTCCGATTCAATCATTACGGGGTTGCCAGACGAGTCTTGCCCGCGCTTTACAAGCTTTCTTCCCGTAGGCTTGAACATGCGCCTACGTAAATCGAGGAGGTATGCGTCTCTTATTATTGTGTTCACTTCTTCTGGTGTGTATTTTAAGCTGCCGTCTTCAGTTTGCAACTCATTAAGAGCCTTCTTTATTCTCGTGTATCTATCTCTTCCACCGCCTACGAGATATGTGCCTATGTCTTCTGCATTTAATTGTATACTGTCAGCACGTCTGATTACTTCTACAGCATCGTCCAGTGCTTCTTTCCGTTTTCTTGCAGGTTCTGTTGCTACACGTATTGCGTTGTTTATGTCAATTCGAAGCGACTCGTTAGCTGCATCAAGGACTTGCTTTGGAACAGACTTCTCAAGACTGCCTATAGTGTCATCAACAATTTTAGCAACAGATATCAATGGCTTTTTAGCACCGTTAGCATCTACCATATAGATGTTATTTTCTATGTCTTGTGCAAGCTTTGTCAAGTCTTTGGCGTTTGTCCCTGCTTTACTCAAACCACTTATGTGTTGCGCTACTGCAGCACGAACGTACGCTTGGGCCGTCTTCGTGTCTGCCGCGCCTTCAATAAGTCTGAAGCCAAGAGAGCCAACAGGCTGACCCAATGTGCGTCCTAAAGAAAGCATGAGTGCTTCGGATTTTGCCGGATCAACCATATTCTCAACACTCAGCCATTGATTTACAGGCTTGTTGAATCGGACGCCCGCCGGATTGTCTGCAGTCACGGGCACTTTTGTTTGATTGCCCCACGACATAAGATTTGGAACAACCGCATCTTCAGACAAATCGTGCCAGTTTTGCTTGTACTGTTTCCATCCTTCATTAGCATCGTCTAGGTATTGTTTAAAAGATACGATATTTCCTGACTCGTCTTTTATACCTATTTGTCCGACTGGAACACCGTCCACTTCGAAATCATCAAATTTCGAGGAAATCAGAGTCTCTACGTTTCTGAGTTTGTCAGATGTTTCTCCGCTGGTTCTGTATTTGAATTGCAAATCGTTTGTTGCCATTTCAAGTCTACGAAGCTGCGCGGGATTCATATCAAAAAACGGAAGATTTACCCCTGCTTTTGCTGCTTGCTGCACCATGTGTTCTGCAAGTATGCTTTGTGAACTTCTTCCTTTTGGAAAAGACACTCCTGCTTCTTCTGCCTCTGTTCGTAAATCTTTTAAAAGCTGAGACTTTGATACTCCGTTCTTTTGAGCCAAAGCATCAAAAAACGGATTGGTCATTTCTTCAGTTAAGTTGTCTATGACTTTTCGATCTGCAGGACTGATGTCCGTCTTTGATATCGGAGACAAAGCCCCTACTCCCGGAACAGGAACATCAAAGTAACTCTGTATCACGTCAAGTACGTTTACAGTAGGCTCACCTTCCAGAAGATTCTGCTGAACATCGTAAAAGCGAACATCTTCACTTTTTAAATATTCATAAGGCCGTGAAGCGATAGCTTTATCTGCCGACCACTTCGTATGCAGATGCAATGAAAACAAACCTGATGGTGTTACGTTGTTATCCACATTCAGACTTTGTTCAGCAGAAAATACTGCTCGTGCATCGGCTTCGTTTCCTATCCGTGACACAAGTTCGTTTGCTTTTAATTCTATCTGCGAGTTTACAACGCCGTTCGTAACATTGATTTGTGCCTTGAATTCATCAGTTGGAAGTGCAGAATAGTCGATAAGAGTTTTTCTGTTAAGAGATTCCAAAGCTTCAGGATAAGATTTGAACTTTGTGGTGTCGTCAACCCCAAGCGGAGACGTGTGCTTTAAGGCAGCAGTGTTCCCATTCAGGATATTCATGTAGTGTCCGACACCTTCTCTTTCCATAATTTCGATGTCGTTTCCGATGCGATCTCTGGCAGTTTTTGTTTCATCGATAAAGTATCGAATCATTTCAAAAAACTCTTTGTCCGCCTCAGTGCCCGTTTCAAAATCGGCAAGCACTTTGTTCAACTCTCCGTTTAATCTTTGATTCAAGCTGTAGATTTCTTGAATCTGTTCGGACTCTTTGCCAGACATCGACGCCTTTGCAGCAATAGATTGATTGAGTGAATTTTCAAAGTGCCGAAGTGTTACGATATCTGTTATAATTGGAAGCGAAACTTTTAAAACTTCGGGGTTAACACCCTGTGCTACAAGTACATCTTGATAGGCGGCAATTTTTTCTGCTTGCAGTTCTATCATCTTTTGCATTTCAGGAGATGCGTTTTGTAACTCCTGTACTGCGAAGCTTAGTTTCTTTCTTTCGTCAGATGTAACGCGACTTGCTATAAATCCATACGCAGCCGGAAACTTGCCTTTAGACAGGTACAGTATCATACCAGTTCCCATGCCCGCCAAGATACCAATGTCCTTGTCGGCATATCCGGATTCCCCAAAGAAATGTCCGAATGAAGCAGCCCCAACCGTGATGTACGTATCTTGGATACGGCTGTCTCTGATGAATTTTGGAATGCTACTGCGGCGTTCTACTTTTGAAAGTTCGATTGTAGCATCGCCAATAAGGCCATCTATTTTCGCAATTTCAGAAGATATTTTCGGTGTTGGAGCATCAATCATCGCCTTTGTCAGACCATCACGTCTGGCGTGTAGGCCGGAAAGATATTTTACTTGCTGCATAACTTCGGCTCGTTCTGCTGCAGGTAAGGCCGCATCTTGAAGCTGGAACCCCGTAACAAGACGCTGTTCGTAAGTCTTTTTTCGAGCCGCTTCTCTGTACGGAAGCTTGAGCCATGTCTCTTGCTCCCGCATATCTAAGAAGCCTGTAATCAATTCTTCTTGTGTCAAATCTTTGTTTTTGGCAAGCATGTTGGCTGAGTAAGCCTCAAAAAGCTGTACTTCTTTTTTGCCTGTAAATCTTTGTACTGCGGTTACTCCCTTTGACGGACCCACAATTTCTGCGGCAAGCTGACCAAGAAGCGGAGTAAATCCGGTATACATCCGCGTAATATCTTCTGCGTCTGCCAGATCAAGAATAACATTTTGTTGTGCCCAATAGTCTTGCACCTCGTAAGACATAGGACGCCACCAGTTATCTACCACAGTCTGACGGGTTTGATAGTCGGCTATTGTGCCACTCATATTTACGCCCATCATGTCGCCAATAAATCCGGCTGTTTCTCCGGCTCCCCACAAAACTGTCTCTACAATCCCGCCGCCAATGGTTTCTACTGCACCAAGACCTATACGAACAGCCTCATCCGTAGCAGGACGCTGTTGCGCCTGATTAATAATCATGTAGCGACCACGCGCATCAACTCCGTTTTTAATAAGAACTTCGTTAATATATTGCGCGTGTATGGCACGTCCCAATTCCGGATTCGGAGTGGCAAGGGTAGAAAATGCCCTGTTAGCAAGGACCATATTTCTATATTGATCGAAAGACATGTTGGCTATGTCAAGCTTCGCTTCTCCAACATCAATTTCTTCGGGAAAGCGTGTAAACTTGGTTATTGACCTTTCCCACGGAATGTCAATAGACATGTCGTCTTCGTAGCGGAGCATTTTTGTTGCTCCAAATCTATCGGCAACGCTAACCCGCTGGGCGTAATCGTATCCAGCCAAAGATATTGTATCACCCTGTGCGTTTTCGAACGCATCGAACTTCATAAATTGAGTTTCAACATACTCCGGATTGTCAAGGGGAAGAATATCTGTAACAGAAACGCTTGGCGTTGCAAGTCTCCAATCCACAGGGACTTGGCGACCAGTGGCTACACCTGCACCCAAAAATTGCTTTTCCGTAAACGGAATCATAGCGGGTTCAGTAGTCACAACTGCTGCTTGTGTGTCAACAGCCGGATACATCAGTCCCATCTTTTCTGATGCACGTTGTTCCGCTGCTTCTATCGTTGGACCCGCAAGCGGAGCAAAAGAACGATAGCTGGCGGGAGGCTTGAATCCAAGACGTTCCGCTTCACTTTGCAATGTGGAGTTTGCCATTATGTTTCCTTTTGTTTAGAAAGGCGTCTATTCAGTGTGTCTAGTATTTTTGGTACGTTGGAACTAAACATCGGGTCGTTTTTAGCATCTTCTATGCTGTTGAATACAGGATCACCAACTGCGGATCTGTTTTTGTTGATCTCTTCAAGGAGGCGATTGTTGTATTCCTCTTCCCCAAGACCGTAAAAATCACCCGCACCTGCTGAAGGAACTGCTTCGCTTGAAAACTCAGATACAACGTAGTCAGTTGTGTAATACTCTGCTGGGCTGAATCCTGCCGCCACAAGCATGTTTTCTGCAGTAAGATACGCTGCTCGTGATTTCAAATCTCTGCTATCAGACATAAGATTTGCGCGGAATTCAAATCTTTCCAGCATTCCCTTTACTGCGTTCAAAGCTGCAAGCTGTGCAACGGCATCGTCAGACCATCGCTGACGAAGACCTCTAAAAATCAAAGCAACGTCTTGGTCAGAAATCGTACGTCCACCAGTTCCACCCTGAATAGCTGCAGCAACTTCGTAAGCAAGAACAAGAGTAAAGAATTCACGCTTGGCGTATTGCGAGTTTGCAGCCAGTCTGATATCTTCTTCGATTCGAGCAAGTGCGTCACTGTCTTCCTTTAAGCCACCAAGCGCTTTTAGCTTCGCCCTAGATCGTGTTACATAATCCATACCTGCTGATACAACAGCTTCCTTGTTGTTAAAGTCAATTCCTATGAAGTCTGCTGCTTTTCCGCCTAGATATTTTGCACCTTCTACAAACAGTGATATGTTACCTACAAATTGAGTACCTGTTTCTCCTCCGCTTACAGGATTAGTGAATGTACCTATAGCTTGATTGACGACATCTATACCCCTTCGAGCAGCATCGCGTACGCTACGTTGATCACGAACAAACTCAGCTTCTTTGTTTTTGCTGTTTCCAAAAGCGAAGCGAGTGTTCATAGCTTGGTTGACGCCCGCACTACTCCGCATCATCGGAGCAACAACTTGAACTGCCAGCTTTATGTCTCCTTGAACAGCGTCAGAAAAACGGATGGAAACTTCTTTGTGGTTAGCATCCATCTGATCTACTTTACTTTTACGAGGATCAAGAATCTCTATAAACTTATCAAACAGAGTAAGATTTGTTCCGCCAATACCCGCTACACGTAGACTTTCAAGGTACTCCAAAATGGGTTGATCATCAGATGGAATCGGATTCCTCGCGCCATCTCGTACAAGTAGTCCTCGTTCATCTGTTTTGTATGTAATGAACTTTCCAAACGCCAGATTAACTGCATCTTCTTTTGGAATTTCTTCACCAAGACTGTTGCGAGAATCTCCTATAGCCTGATTTAGATAGGGCTTGAGCACTGTATCTACTAAAATTTGATACTTTTGAGGATATCTGTCCACAATTGCAAGTTCTAGTGTGTGAGGTACACCGTCGAGAGCAGCCAGTTCTTCCGGTGCTTTTTCTTTGATTACAGATACGCTTGCAACAGTATTAGCAGTTGTGTTCTGCTGGGTAAGAACATTTTTCCGATTTTGTCTGCGTCCCTCGTCTTGCTGTTTAATCTTGTCCTGCATTCCGGGGATTTCGAGCAAAGACGGGTAGTTATCGTTCACAAATTCTGTAAAAGTCACCTCTGCCTTGTACGTGTACAGAAGCTGACCGTCTGGTCCGACTTTTGTGTCGTTGTACGCATCATAAGCGTCTTTAAAAATACCGTTTACAAATCTATTCGCGGAACCGGAGTTGCTAGAAATACCTTGTGAAAGAGCATTGAACGATTCGGGAGAGTTTGCCAGTTGCGTCAAAACGCTGCTTATTCGGTCTTCTGGTTTGTTTTGCTTTGACCCGACGATTGTTTCTCCGACTTTAAAATAATACGGAAGTTCTCCTACATTTATTGCTTTTTGAAGTTCCGATACTTCAGCCCTTTCTGGTTCGTCTTCTTTTCCGGCTGGAAAATATTCTATTGCAGAGGGTTCCCACTTGTCACCTACTTTCGTTCCAGTAGTTTTTGACTTTACGTCATAGGGATCATATTTCCTGTTTTCCGACTCATAGAATTGTGTACCGTCCTTCAGTGTAATCAGAATGTCCTTTGTACTTGTCGGCCCGTTGTCTTGTACTTCTTTAATGAAATTGAAAGCGGAGTCGTTAGAAATAACCTCTACACCTTCGTTATTTGTCGCCAGTAGATACTGTCTTCCACTCAGCTTTGGGTCGTCAAGCTTTATGTTGTTTTTATTTATCCAGTTAATTACATTCTCGTAGCTTCCCTTGAACTCCCCGTGATCTGGATGTGCGGCACTGTATTGACGCTTCGGATTTGATGCCAAAGGATCACCAGCTTCGCGACGTTTGATTATATGATCGGCGTCGTATTTAATCTCGCCAGTCAAACCGTCTTGAATGCCTATGCGATAGGGAGGATTTTTAAGCTGATCGTCAAAAGAAAACACAGACATCGGGCCTTCTTTTTTGGTTTTCGGATCACGATAAATAGGTATTGGTTGCTGTTTTTCTGCAGGAACGTCATAAGAAAGCTGACTAGGCTGTCCTGTTTTCACGGCTCTTGCACCTTCATTAACGAAAAACGAATTACGAGCCTTGTCATCCATGCGGGCAGCACCAAAGGTGTTGTTTGGCAGTTCGTACAAAGTCCAAAGAGCAGTTTCGTCTTGCTTTTGCTTTGCTTCCGCTTTTAACTTTTGTGCTGCTTCGTTACGTGCCCTGTCGCCTTTTTGTTTTGCAGACCAAGCGTACGCTGCAAGCAGTGCTAGTGGTGCCCCCATATTTACTCTCCTTCAACGGACAAGAACGATTCAGACGGCTCTTGTTCTTCTACTTGTTGTCTAGGAGCCTCTTGACTCATCCGCTGTTCACGATTTATTTCTTCTACCATATCGCGGTAAAGCTGTGGGTTTCTTTGGCGCATGATCTGGAAGAACGTGGCGTCTTCCATTTGTTCGCGTTGCAATTCCGGCTCTTTGTTAAATAGTACAGGTTCGAATCCCGCATCGTCAGCAAGACCAACCAAATATACAGCCAAAGCTGGCTTTATGAGTTCGGCTACGTCTGGCGTAAATGTACCCGCCATAAAACCTTTAAAGGCAATTTGCGACACAATTTCTTCTACAGTAATTCCCGCCAACATCATCTTAGCAAGGTCTTCTTCGCCACCGCCTGTTTCAAATTTTGAAATAATAAAGTCGATTGCATCGTCAGGATTTACAAGCTGTGGTGGCCGTTCCCACGGCCAACGACCCGGCGTACCCGTTAAAGAGTGACCGGGAGGTGCAGCAAGAGGAGTAATTTTATCTAGCATTACGATACCGTCCTTTTTCTGCGGGATGTTACTTTGCTGGATGCCAGCGAAATTGTTGATCCTGTTGCGGGTATATTTGGTCGGGGAATCGGAATGGTTTGGACACGAGATAGCATATTTTTAACTCTTCCTGAATTACTGATATAATCCGGAACTCTGTTTCCTGATCCCAGAGGTACTCTGGCGGCTTGTCCTGCCGCTTGCATACGAGCCGCCGCCATCGAGGAAACGCTGGGAAGATTTACGGATGGCAGATCTGACAACTGAAGACCTTTGTCTCCGGAAATGGCGCTTGCCACAGCGGACCCTATCTGTCCGGCAAAACTGCTGTCTTCTCCTACTTTAGGTCCAAACTTACTTAAAAAAGATCCGATGCCGGATTCGGACCCAAAATATTCTGTTCCGTACTCTGCGACTTTTTCGATGCCTGTTCCTAAAATTGAAGGAGCAGCAGCGACAAGTATTTTACTAAATATTGACATCGCTTATCCTATGAAAATATATTATCTATAGTTTTTGTGATCAAAAAGTCTTCGTACTTTTCGTCGTACATGTTTTCACTAGCGGCAATAGACGCAGCTTGCATGGCGGCGTTGTGTGCCCGCGCCAAATTGTTTTCCGAAATTTGCATTGTCCAAGCCGCCTGATCACGATATAGTTGCCACAAATTTGCTTGGGCTTGTTGCGTCATAGCCAGCAAGTTTTGAACATTCTGCTGATTTGCGGCGTTTTGCTGCGCCGTGTTGGCTGTGTTGATATCTCTGCGCCACTGTGCGTTGCTCTGTGCGATCTGAGCAGACATGTTTGCGTTGAACTGGTCGCGGGCAGCAGTCATCTGCGTGTTAAACTGGGCCATAGAATTTTGTTGGGATACGTTAAACTGCTCTACGGCTGCTTTTCTGTTTACGTTGGCCGATTCAATTTGCGTACCCAAATCAGCAAAAAACATATCCACTTCAGCTTGTGTTTTTGCGTTAAACTGTTTTGCTGCATTCTCTTGTGCTTGATCAGACAACATAGCTTGAAGTTGTCCCTGATAACTAATTGTAGCACTTTGTTGCTCATTAGTCAAGTTTTGCATGTCCATAGCAAGAAACGCTTTGGCATTATTCGCAGCGGCAGCTTGACGATTATTCAAATTCGCCATGTCCATCTGCGCTGAAGCTGCAGCGTTTTGCAATACTGCTTGCTGTTTGTTGCTCAAATTCTGCAGTTGGATGGTGGCGTATTTGTTTGCATCTTGAGCCGCAATCGGAATACCTGCCTCAAGCAAGGCTTGTGTAGCCGCCGCTGCAGCCATAGATGAAGAACCAAGACCTCGTTGCTGCATTATAGCTGTAGCATTTCGTACTGCAGGAGATGCCCAAGCAGGTAATGGCTGGCCTTCTTCTACGCTTTTAAATAACTCAGCAAGCTGGTAACGAGTGGTGGCACGAGGATCAAGTTCCGCTGTCGCAGCTTCGGCCAAACTTTCCGGAGACAACTCCCCTTGAGCCGCCGCCATCACAGATTCGTCTGATATTTTTCCCGCTGCAGCTTTGGCCGGAGTCACCTCTCCGACTTTAGCAGCTTCAACTTTGGGGGCTTCTGTAGGAATCGGAGCCGCCTGTTCTAGTGCAGCCGTGTCTATCTCAGGAGCAGAAACAGCCGGAGCAACTTCTGGCATCTTTGCCACGTCAGGAGAAACAAACTCGTCAGCTTTTGCTTCCAAAGCAGTCGGAGTTATTTGTTGCTCTGCTGGCAATGCTGGCATTTCAGCTTGTTCAGCTTGTTTTTGAACAAGTGCGGACTCTAGTTCCTCACCAGTTTTTCCAGCAAGTGTTGTATCTTGTTCCGCCATACCTTAATCCCTACTCAATACTTTGTCTAGCTTATCTTCAACCCGATGCAACGCATCCATGACCTGCCTCATATCATCACGCAATTCGAACTTGGTTGCGTACTCTTCACGTGTCTTGTTCACAAGGATGTTTATTCGCTTTTGTTCTTTGTTTTGTTCAGCCAAGAACCAAGCTACCCCTGCCACAACAAGGCCAAGTAACATATCAATGAGGCTAGTCATTTCCATCGCTTACCACCTATGCAGTATATGCTTTACCAGCGGTAATCGCAGCATTGGCAGCAGTCATGTCTTCTGATGTCCAGAAGTCTTTTGCCACCATGATTTCCAGATGCTCTACATTGCGGTCAACACAATCTTGTTTGTCAGCCGCATCGTCATCTGCCATTGCGTCACCAGCAATAATAGCATTGATAAGGTCAACGCTGTGACCCATCGCTGTGTAATGCTGTGCAATCTGTTCTGCTGTAATTTCGTCCATTTTCTTTACTCCTAATTAAAGTTCATCAGGCCAATCGGCAATAGGTGCATTGCCAGTTGGTACTCCATTTGCATCAACAGGTGCATCAAACAGTGCCACGAAAGCAGTGTGGTCTGCCGCACCGTCAATGCTTGCTTCAATCGTGTTGCTTGATGTACGCACAGCCGCACGGTAAGTCGTTACGTCCGCAGGTACGGTGTATCCCGCAACCTCGTTGGCTTTGATAACCATCCAGTCGGTAGGCTGAAGCAAGCCACCTGCCTGTTCCTTGACGGTAGCTTTCCACTGGGACTTGAGGCCAAGCGTTAGACCTTGCTCACCTGTCGTTGGGTCAATGATTGGGTCGTTGTTATCGTCTACCCACAGTGTATCACCAAGTTCCTTTGGCGTGTTGGCATCCCACCAGAAGCGATTGTCAAACGGTGCAGGTTCGTCTTCCCACACAAGACCAGCAGCGGCTTTGTCTTCATCTGACCAAATCATCCAGTTGCGTGGATGCGTAATGCCATCGCTGTTTGTCCAACTGCGTCCAGCACGGATGTATGTGTCATTATATTTCCAAGCCATCATTCACTCCTTATCGTGCGTTGGCATATTTAAATGGTTGTTCGGCAAAGGCGAGGTAGATGTAAGTGCCGCCAGATGCGTTCCAACCAGCCTCACTTGTGCGAACTTTGAAACCATTGGATAAAAAGTCCACACCATACGACCCGCCGCTGTCCTCTGCGCTAGACAGGTTCAAATAAAGCCGCCAGTCGTTGACATTATATGGACCACGTTTATTGTCGTGACTATTCCAGTTGTTTGAACTGTCATATCGCTTAACCACAACCCAAGCAGGGCGGAAACCTGTGTAAATAAATGTTCCATCGCTAGAACCGTTGCCGACATACGACCCCGCCTTGCTGAATCCGTCAATGTCAGTAAAAACATACGCAACGTGACTGTCGCCTGACTGGTTTGTATTGTTAGCGGTGCCAAGACTAAACACTGATGATGTAGGCTCCGTGTTATTCCAATAAACAATATTTGCGTTATTTGTGGCGGTACTGCTCAAAACCATCTGTCCAGTCGCACCGATGGAGCCGTGTTGAACAGGCCAATCTTGTGCGCCATCATCTCTGTTTTTGACGATAATCATCGTGGGCTTCTTGCCCAAGCCGTGACCTACTGTAGCACCAGCAGTTGCATTACCAGTATAAGTTACAATGCTAAACCCTGCATCGGTATTAGCCGACACAGTTGATGTG